TCTTGTATAACAGTAAAGAGTTTAGATGTTTCAGTACCATATTCTGTTACTAACCATATAAACCCTTTACCTTTAGGTGTAATCACTTCTACTCTATTTTGTGGTTCAAATATTGTCATTTTAATCTTCTTCGTGTTCTTCTATCTTATTTAAACAATATTCTTTTACAGTAATATATTCTTCTCTTTTTTGCTTAAAATATTGGATAGTTTCAAATGACATATTTAGTTCTGTTTTTAACAATGTAAAATCAATAAACTCAATGAGTCCTTTAAATTTTTCAAGTTGCCTATAATAATGTTCTCTCATAATTTTGATTTTTTTGTGTGATAAAAAACTGCACTAACATTTAATTAACTGACCTAGACCTGATGCTGTTAGTGCAGGGCATGAACTTCTTCTGTAACTTCAATTGAGATGTCATCTAATACTTGCTCAAATCTCCATTCAGCAAATGATAACTCTCTTCTTTGTTTTATAACAGGAATGTAAAATGTAGGATTATGTATTTCTTGAAGTAAATAAGATGTTACTAACCCATCATTGTCAAATGTTTCTCTAATTGTATAAAGTTCTCCCTTAACAGGGAAATTTAGAGGAAGTCCATTTGCTTCTCTTGTAAGTTCATCTATAACTTTAGAAAAATTATCATTAATACATTTTACTTTAGTTGTCATACTTGTAAAGTTTATTTCTATCAATAATAGCTATAAGTGCTTCTGCATAATGTGGTGCTGTTGCATAACCACACTTCTTTAATTGTTTTGCCCAGCATTTATAATTATTACCACAATCTCTACATGGTTTATATCTGTCCATCATTAAAAAATTAGAATGGTCACGATATGAATACCATACTGATTTATACTTTCTAAATCTATCATCAGGTCTATCATCTTTAGCAACTACATAACCACCTTTATGATTAGATGTCCACTTAATACCAAAATGATTATTTGTTTTCTTAGATAATATAGATGTACCTGATGCTGATTCTAATAAACCTTGTGCTAATTTTATAGATGCTGGAATACCAAATTGTTTATGTTCTTGTTGTGCAGTTTTGTAGTACTTTAATATGTATTGTCTTTCTGATGCATTACTGATAGTTGGATGAGTAAATGTTACTTTGTTAAACTTGTGTTTGTGTATTTTTGGATTAGGGTCATCAGCACTATCCATCATAATTTTAAGAGTATCTGACCCATTCCAAGTTTCTATTTGTGCAGGTTCATCAATATGTTTTTGTTCTGAACAACTAATGAATAGTATCATCAGTAAAAATAATAAATTTTTCATAATTAGTGTGTTATTCTGTGAAACAAATTTTTCCTTCAGGGCAATCTTCTATTGCTAATTTAATGCCCCAAAGAAAAGTTTTTACATTCTCAATTTCAGATTTAAATTCTTGATAAGCATCTGCATTAGTGACTAATTCTTTAAATGCAGTTAATATTCTTTTATAAACAGTAATACATTGGTGGTCAGTATTTGTAACTTGAGCTAAACTTAATTCTGCTAACAAAAAAATTACGTTTGGTCTTGATTCTATTTCATCTTCATAGACTATATCTATTAGTTCTTTATTTGTGTGGCAGCAATTAGAACAAGTAAATTCGTAAACATCCCATATTTTTACAGTCATAGTAATTGATTAGCTAAGTGAATATAAATTTCTTCTCCATCTTTTGAAACTTTTACATCCCAAATTGTATTTTCTTCATCTTCAATAATAAATGTGTCAATATTATCTTTTTTAAGTAATGCAACACTTACAAAATCTGGTAATGCTTTAGAGTCAGTAGTTGCTAAAAGCAATCCTCCAATCATACCATCATCAGTTATGTCAATGCTATCTTCAAATAATAAATATACATTTTTAGAAGTGATTTTAACTAATTTCATTATATCTCCATCTTTGCTCATAGTTAGTATAAATTAAAAAGGGGAAGTTTCCTTCCCCTATAATTAGAAAATTTGTTGTTCATCTATTGTTGGTGGTAATTCAAGTTCAATGTCAGGATTTAAATCATTTATAGAAAAAGTTATTTTAAAATGCTCTATTAGTTTGTTGTAAAATTTTACTCTATAATTAGAATCTTTAATTACTATTGCTTTTGTATCATCATCTAATAAATTAATAATCTCTTGATTTGTATACATTTGTGAATATTTACCCTTCATAAATAATTCTAAATCTATACCACTAGGTAGTTTTAACACTAACATGTGTAATCTACCTGTAACTAAATCATCAAATGCATAATCATCTTCATAATAATTTTGTTCTCTAATCCAATCTAATGTATTAACCCAATGATTAATACATTTTTTAGTGTCAATCAATATAAATATATGTTGTTCATAATCTTTATTGACAAACATATCCCCAATACCATAAGCTAATTTATAAATACTACTTAGTTTTTTAATAAACTCATCACCATATAATCTAAGTGCTGGTTTTATAAACTTAGCAGTTTTATTCATTACAATAGTACCTACTTGAACTTTAATTCTTTCCATATTAAAACTTAGTAAAATCAGACCCAATAAAAAATACACCATTAGCTTCAGTTACCTCTTTATCTTCATCCCATCCATTTTCTTCATACCATTTGTAATCTTCAAGTAAATCTAACCAACCTTTTACTTTGCTTTCTTTTACAATAGATTCTAATTCTTCTTCAGAAGTTTTATCTCTATAAGTAATTTCATATTCATGAAGAAAGTTCATACCAAACTTACCTACATTTATAAAATTAACATCAGTTACAAACTCAAGGGGAGAACAATCTTTAGTTGTAGAAGCAACAATAAAAGAAATAGGAGTTAAAGTGTAATTAGGAAAATTATTATCCATCCATTGAATTAATGCTTCCATATACCAAGATGCTTGAATATCATATCTTCTTTTAAGACATTGTTTATCAAAGTTTTTAGTATAGTCACCAATAGTTTTAATGTCATAAGCATAAATTTCTTCTGTATTATGGTTTACTTTAACCATATCAAGAAGAGCTTTACAACTTACACCTTCAACTTCAAAATAAATAGGTAATTGATAATAAGTTTCTACTCCTTCTTCATCTTCAAACAGTTCTTTAGTGTACTTATGAGTCAACAGTTGATTGATAATTTGCTTTACTTTCATATCTTGTTCTACACTAAGTACTTGTTTACCTTCACTTTGTACAAGTTCAGACCAATATTGCTCACCTTCTTCAGAAACTTTTCTAACTCTTGTTTCTAGTTTCCAATTGGGTTGATAACTATGTGCATCAATAGCTGGTTCTAAATCTTGTTCAAACCAATCATCATTGTTACGAGATTGAAATACTTGTTGTACAATAGACATTATTAATGCAGATGGTTTAGAATTACTACTAATGTAATAACTTTGATTAAAGTATTCTTCACCCATAGTAATAAAATCATCTACTGCTTTACCAATTACAAAATGTTCTTTTTCTTCAAAGAAAAGGTCTGGTTCTTTGACTTCTTTAAATGCATCTGCTCCAACCATTAAAAGTTTAAGTTTGGATTGATTAATTGCAGATGAACTAATATAGTCATTTATTTCCTGAATTGTGCTCCTGATTATCATATACTTGTTTTATTAGGTTAAAAAAATCATCAAATGTAAGAATTACTAAAGATGAATACTCATCTCTTTTTTTACCTTTTCCTACTTGCTTATGATGTATAAGTGCTTTAGGAAATTCTTTTGTGAGATGAGGTAATTTATCTTCAATATTTTTCAATACATCCTGGTATTTTATTCCTTTATGTACTCCTGCTTTAATTTGTACAAGTAAAGGAATATTTGCTAAATCTACTCCACCATCATCTAACATTCTTGATGCATATCTACTTGTTTGACATTGTGGAAAGACTTCTCTAAACTTTTGGGCATAAAACCTTTCAGCTGAGTGTCCTTTTTTTCTATTTGTAGACCCACTAATTACTTTTTTCTCTTGATTTTTCATATTTACTTTTGTATTTTTCTAAAAAATCAACTTTTACATAAGACCATAAAAATCCTGCTGCTTTTTTTCTTTCTCCTCTTGCAGTAGCATTTATTTTAGAACAATGTTTTAAGTTTAATTCTTTAGCAGCTTCAACAGCATTTTTAAATTCTTTTACAAATATTCCATCTAAAGTATACTGGTAAATTTTTTTAGAAACAGCTAATGTAAGTTTATCTCTTCGTTCTTTACTAAGTTTTAATCCTAAATTACCTTCTCCTCCATTAGTTAAATTTACAAGATTAGCTCCTTCATTTTTAAATTTATTAATCCAATAAGTTTCTAATTCTTGACTTTTTTCCCAAGAACAAAAATCTATCATTTTTATTATAGGTTTTTTACCTTTTTTAATGATAGATTTTATCCAATTTGTTCTATGGTTTGTTTCTCTTTTACAAGAATAGATATGATTTGTTAATCTAGTTTTTAATGGTTTAACAGTTTTACCAATATATTTTATTTCATTAGTATCAGGGTCCTCTAATGTATAAATAAAAGTTTGAACTTTAATGTTTTTAGGAATTCTAGCCATAATTATTATTTTTTACAAATATAACTATTTTATATTAAATATCCTAATTTACATTATGCCCTTTGTTTCTATTTTGATTCATTGATAACTAGTTGTAATTTATCCTGTGATACAATGTGAGTGTCAATATATTTACTCAAAGATAAAAGATAATTCATAACTTTAGAATACTTTTTATCAGCTGTATATTTCTTATCAATATACAATGCTAAACAAGAGTTTCTATAATAATG